GAAAGACGCGGCGCAGGGCATTCAGTTTCTGGCCAAGTCCTATCAAGTCGATCTAAGCCGATTGGCCCAGCCGCAGGGACAGCCATACCAGGCCCAGCCCGCGCGAGACAGCCACCCAGAGATTGCGGCCCTCAAGCAGCAACTCCAAGTCCTGCAATCCCAAGTCCAGACGGCGCAGACCGCGCCAATCGTCAATCAGATTGAGGCCTTCCAGAACGATCCCGCCAACCTGTATTTCGAGAACGTCCGCGATGATATGGCGGTCCTCTTGCATAACGGCAAAGCGTCGGACCTGAAGGAAGCCTACGAGATGGCTTGCTGGATGAGGCCAGACATTCGCCCACTGTTGCAGACCGCGCAACCGTCACCGGCGAACGTCACGCAGGACAAGGCAGCGCAAGCGCGAAGGGCGGCTGTAAGTGTCACCGGGTCACCGGGCAAGTCCCCGATACCCAAGTCCAACGGCTCAATTGAGGACGACATTCGCGCGGCTTTCCAAGAAGTCGCCGGTTCGGCCTAGGAGAACATAAATGACCTCCCCGAATCTTTCGGAAATCGCCGCCACTACCCTGCGCAACCGCACGGGCAAACTGGCGGATAACGTCACCAACAACAACGCGATTCTGTCGCGTATGAACCGTCGCGGCACCATCAAGCCGGTGTCTGGTGGTCGCACCATCCTGCAAGAGCTGGAATACGCTGAGAACGTTACCTATCAGCGCTATTCGGGCTATGAAGTCCTGAACATCTCGCCTAGCGACGTGTTCACGGCTGCTGAGTTCGACTGGAAGCAAATCGCTGTCAACGTGACCATGAGCGGTCTCGAACAACTGCAAAACTCCGGCGTTGACGCAATCATTGACCTGCTGGCCTCGCGTATCAAAAACGCCGAGAAAACCATGCAGAACGGTGTGGCCGAAGACCTCTACTCCAACGGCACTGCGTCGGGCGGCAAGCAAATCGGTGGCCTGCAACTGCTTGTGGCGGATGATCCCACCACTGGCACTGTCGGCGGCATCAACCGGGCAACTTGGACGTTCTGGCAAAACCAGAAGTTCCAGGCGACCTCGGACGGCGGTTCGGCTGCTTCGGCGGCTAACATCACCCGCTTCATGAACACGCTGTATCGCCAATGCTCGCGCGGTACGGACAAGCCTGACCTGATCCTGTGTGACGACAACTATTTCGGCTTTTACGAATCGTCGCTTCAGGACATTCAGCGCGTCACCAATCCCAATGAAGCAGACGCGGGCTATGTCTCGCTGAAGTACAAGGGAACCGACGTGGTGTTTGACGGCGGTTACGGCGGGGCTTGCCCGGCCAACCACATGTACTTCCTCAACACCGGCTATATCCATTGGCGTCCTCACAAGGACCGCAACATGGTTCCGCTGGAAGAAGTGCGTTCGATCAACCAGGACGCGATGGTCAAGCCTATCGTCTGGGCTGGCAACATGACGCTCTCCAACGCCTTCCTTCAAGGCGTTCTGTTCCAGACCGGCTAACCCCTAGAAAGGAGCCACTAACATGGCATCGACTGCTGCTACGGTCTTCTCGACCATTCCGACTGTGGGGATCGACCTCGACGACAAGGCTTCGACCCCCGCCTTTGCGCTCAACACTCGTATTTATGCGAATGATGGCCGCGACCACCTCTATGTGCGGGCTTCGGAGGCTCTGTCCTCGACCCAGACCATCCTGATTGGCACCAGCGGCTCTGCGTCGTCGGATGCTGGTTCGGCTGGCTGGACCGTCAACACGACGGGTGGCGTTGCTTCGGGCCAGTATTTCTGGGCCAAGCGCACCGCTCTCTAAGCCTTCCGCCTGCCCTAGCCTCCACTGGGGTTAGGTGTTAGCCTAAGCCGCCCTCGGCTCGTCCGGGGGCGGTTTTTGCTATGGAGGTAGCGATGGAATGGAAACCGATCAAAGACGCGCCAAAAGACCGCCGCTTGCTGCTTTGCGATGACAAGTGGGTTTCGTGCGGGCGCTGGATGGACGGCAAACACCAACAAGGATGGCGTCTTGATACCGGCGATGTCCGTGAACCGCTGTGGTTTTGCGAGATTATCAAGCCATGATTAACGTTGTCAGCGTCCGCGTCGGGGACAAATACCCGATTGAATACGTCACGAAGCTGCATGACGGCATTGCCCGCCATCTGGACGAAGAACAGCGCCATTGGTGCCTGACTGACAAGCCGGACGAACTGCCGGAAGGCATCACGGCTATCGAGCATAGTGATGAAATGCCGGGCTGGTGGCAAAAGGTCTATTTGTTTTGCGAAGAAGCAATGCCGTGGGAACTAGGAGATGAGGTTCTGTATATGGACCTTGACGTATGTGTGACCGGCAGACTTGAGGGCTTGCCGCACGGCATTATTCAGGATTGGCATTGGCCGACCTATAACAGCAGCGTCATGCGTTGGCGTCACGGCGAACACGCGGACATCTGGACGTGGTTTGAGCCGGAGTTCATGGAGTATAAATCCGAAACCCTGCAAGGCTTGCTGCCTAAAGGCCAAGTGAACGGCGGGGATCAAGAGTGGATCACGCAAATCAGCAAGTGGGACACGTTCCCCGCTGATATGTTCGTGTCTTACCGTGACGCGGTGTCATGGCCTCCTGAGACGGCTAAGGCGGTTATATTCCACGGACAGCCCAAGCCGCATGAAGTGACGGACGGGTGGGTGCCTGGTGTCTGGCGCGTTGGCGGCTATACGGCCATGCCAGAGCTAAAGGGCATGAACGTCTCGCATGACTTCGCCTATGCCAACGTGCGGGCCAACGTGCAGCGTGATTTGCCGTGGTTCTCCGGCTTCGGGGATCAGGACAAGGCTTGCGTCATTGTTGGCGGCGGTCCCTCGCTTTCGGACAGTGTGCAGGCCATCAAGGACCATCGCAGGCGAGGCGCGAAGATTATCAGCGTCAACAATGCGCTACGGTATCTGACGGAACGGGCTGTCACGCCGGACGCTCATGTGATGCTGGACGCGCGGGAAGAAAACCTGCACATGGTCGATGATGCGCCAATGTCCGTGCGCTATTTCCTCGCCTCGCAGGTTCATCCGTGCGTGTTTGATGCGCTTTCTGGGCATGATGTTGTTCTGTGGCACAATGCGATGGGTTCGGGTGAAGAACTGATGGACATCATCCAGCCGTGGTTCGACGACGGGCCTAACCAGAAGCCGTGCGTTCTGGTTCCGGGGGGCGGCGGAGGGCAAACATCACGCTTATTCGCAGTGCCTTAACGACGGTGAAGCGACTATGGACGTGGTTCTGGCTGACAAGACATACACCTGCGCTCGCTGGATGATCCGTCAGGCAATGGAGTTTCAACAGCAGGTGCTATACCTCAAAGACCGTGGCGTGAAGATTGTGGCCCACGGGTCGGGGCTAATTCCGGCAATGGGGAGGTTGTTAGCGTGAACCAATACGACAAGCGCAACGACAACGACCGCCGCGCCGCATGGGCGCGAAAGACGTGGTTTCCCGACGACGTGACAGACGCAGACTTGCTGATCGTGGAGCGGCCTGATTTCTTTGCGCCGGTCGATGCAAGGCGGCATTTGTACGATGAGCGGGGCCTTGCAAAGTGAAACAGGTTGACGGTCTTTGGTGGCCTGATTTTGACGTGCGGTGCCGTGCTGCGGTGGTGACGGAATGCGCTGCGGCCATGCCCGTTGTTCTGCCAATGGTGAAGGACAAGCGGGTCTGTGTCCAAGCTGGCGGGAATGTTGGCGTCTATCCCCTCGCGTTGGCCAAGGTGTTTGAACGGGTCATCACGTTTGAGCCGGACGGCGACAATCTCAACTGCTTGATAGAGAACGCCAACCTTTCCAACATCATGATCCTATGGGGTGCGCTTGGCGCTGAGGAAGGGACGTGCGGCATCCTCCGTATCGACACCGACAACTGCGGCTCTCACAAGACGCTTCCGGGTGACGCGATCCCCGTTCGGACCATTGACAGCCTCGACCTCGATCAGTGTGATTTGATCTGGCTGGACATTGAAGGCGCGGAGGCAGACGCCATCAAAGGCGCACTAGCGACAATCGAGAAGTTTTCGCCTATCATAGTGCTTGAAGAAAAGGGATTGGGTCCG